CTGAAACCTTCTCTCCCTGAGACGATTCGAACGGTGCCAGACTCACCATTTAATAAACCTGATACGCTTGATTTCGATGCAAAATGATACGGAAATAAAACAGACCTCACGAGGGGTCGGGCTAATTGGCAGCACTGAGCCTAGAATCTACACGCCTTTGCTTAAAGGTCGCACAAGGTCGCAAGAGGTTGCCGATCTAGCTGAGAAAATAGGCTTGCCGTTAATACCTTGGCAACGCTGGGTGCTAGATGACCTGTTATCTGTAGATGATAATGATATGTGGATCAAGAAGACTGGGCTCATTCTTGTAAGTCGGCAATCCGGCAAGACTCATCTGGCTAGAATGCTTATATTGGCACATTTATTTATTTGGGACTCTAAAAATGTCCTGGGTATGTCATCTAACCGCAATATGGCATTAGATACATTTAGAAACGTTGCATTTACTATAGAAGATAATCAATTCTTAAAAGATCAAGTAAGGCAGATACGCTTGGCTAATGGTCAAGAATCTATAACCCTACTTAATGGCGCTAGGTATGAAATTGCAGCAGCTACTAGAGATGCACCACGTGGAAAAACCGCTGACTTCTTATATCTTGATGAATTACGTGAATGGTCTGAAGAAGCATTTACAGCTGCATTACCAGTAACACGTGCACGGCCTAACTCTATGACTTTAATGACCAGTAACGCAGGTGATGGCTTTAGCACAGTGCTTAATGATCTTAGAGAGCGTTCATTATCTTATCCGCCAAAGACTTTGGGTTATTATGAATGGTCAGCACCGCAACATTGTAAAATTCACGATAGGAAAGCCTGGGCTATGGCAAACCCAGCCCTGGGATATTTAGTAACAGAAGAAACATTAGAAGAAGCCGTAAACACTAACAGCATAGAAGCTACACGTACTGAGATGTTGTGCCAGTGGATAGATAGCACTGTTAGCCCCTGGGTCTATGGATCAATCGAGCAGTGCAGCGATAGCAGCCTAGAAATACCTGTCGGGCCACAGACAATTATGGCATTTGATATTGCACCGACAAGGCGATCTGGGGCTCTTGTTATGGGCCAAGTCAAAGATGGGAAGATAGCAGTCGGATTAGCACAGCTGTGGCATAGCGATATAGCGATAGATGAGATTAAGATGGCTAGTGACATAAATGAGTGGGCACGTAAGTACCATCCACACACGATCTGTTATGACAAGTACGCCACACAAACTATTGCTACAAGACTTGAACAAAGTGGCTGGAGATTACAAGACGTATCGGGCCAAGCATTTTACCAGGCGTGCTCAGACCTAGCCGATGGCCTGGCTAATAATCGAGTAGTTCATTCTGGGCAGGCAGAGCTAGTACAGCACTTAAATAACTGTGCCGCTAAGACTAACGATGCTGGCTGGCGCATAATACGTAGAAAATCGGCTGGCGATGTTACAGCTGCCATATCACTAGCGATGGTTGTAAGTCAATTAACTAAGCCACAACAAACCGCACAAATCTTTGTCTAACTTGCACCATTAGTCCGATTTATGGTATAAAGTATACATATGGGTCTATTGTCTGCTTTGGGTATAACCAAAAAAACTGAAACTGTCCAAGCGCAATACGCCCCTGCCATTATGGACACAGCTTATGGCTATGGTTCATTTACAACTGGTGTTGGTAATTTCCCTGGTGGATTAGATCGAAACTTTGCGATGCAAGTTCCAGCAGTTAGCCGTTGCAGAAATCTTATAGCTGGTGTAGTTTCATACTTGCCATTAAAACTTTACAAAAAGTCTAATGGTGAGGCGTTGGGGAACCCTCTCTGGATCGACCAACCAGACTATCGGCAACCTAGATCCGTCACAATATCCTGGACTGTCGATAGTTTGTTGTTTTATGGTGTTGCTTACTGGCGTGTTACAGAATTATATGCAGATGATTTAAGACCATCACGATTTGAGTGGGTCGCTAACAATCGAGTTACATTTACAACAAATAAATTTGGTACAGAAATAGAAGAATACTTTGTAGATGGCGTAAGAGCCCCAATGACAGGTATTGGATCACTTGTTACATTCCAAGGACTAACGCAAGGTGTATTGACTACAGCAGCACGCACGATACAAGCTGCATTGGATTTAGAAAAAGCTGCCGCAATATCTGCTGCAACGCCAATGGCTACAGGGTTCATAAAAAACACAGGTGCAGATATGCCAGAAGCACAGGTACAAGGATTATTAGCTGCTTGGAAATCAGCACGTCAAAATAGAAGTACAGCATATTTAACTAGCACTTTATCTTATGAGCCAGTGGGCTTTAGTCCTAAAGATATGATGTATAACGAAGCCCAACAATACCTAGCAACACAAATCGCTAGAGCGATGAACGTACCTGCTTATTACATTTCAGCAGATATGAATAACAGTATGACCTATCAAAACATTATTGATGGTCGCAAAGAGTTTGTTGCTTATTCATTACAGCCATTTATTTGCGCTATTGAAGACCGCCTATCTATGGATGACATAACGCCACGTGGCCACGTTGTTAAGTTTGCTATTGAGGAATCATTCTTACGTGCAGACACAATGAAGCGCTTAGAAGCATTAGAGAAAATGCTTAATCTAGGTTTAATTGATATAGATGATGCAAAAGAAATGGAAAGCCTAACACCTAACGGAAGAGAAACAGAAGATGAAACTTACATTCAGTAGCCATATAGAAGCTGCCGATACCGAGCGCAGAATAATCGCTGGCAAAATTGTGCCATTTGAAGAAGTCGGTAATACTTCAGTCGGTAAAGTGGTCTTTGCTAAAGGCTCAATCGAGATCGGTGATCCAGGCAAGGTAAAAATGCTTATGCAGCACCGCCCAGAAAAACCAATCGGAAGAATGCAGTCAAGCTACAAAGAAGCAGAAGATGGCATTTACGCATCATTTAAAATTAGCAACTCTATGCAAGGGCAAGATGCTTTAATACTTGCAAGTGAGCAATTAATCGATGGCTTGTCAGTAGGCGTAGATGTAAACAAGTCAATTCAGAAAAAAGATTATCTATATGTAACCAGCGCAACACTAAGAGAAGTAAGTCTGGTCGAGTCACCAGCATTCAGTGCTGCACAAGTAACTAAAGTTGCTGCAAGCGAAAGCGAAGCAGAGGACACAAACCAAACAACAGAAAGCGAGGCTCCTGTGGAAGATTTAGCAACAGCGCCACAAGAAGCAAAGGCAGAGGCTGCTACTCCTACAGTAGAAGCTGCTCGCCCAACAATCACAGCACCATATATTTCTACAAAAGTGCGTACACCTATTCAATCAATGGGTGGATACACAGAGCATAAAATTAAAGCAGCATTAGGCAACGATGACTCAAAGTTATTTATTGCAGCTGCTGATGATTTTGCTAACAACGGATTAGGATTTAATCCAACACAATATCTAACAGAGTTTGTAACTAATACACGCTTTGGTACGCCTGCTATTGATGCCTGTTCCCAGGGAACTTTGCCCCCAACAGGCCTTACCATAAATATCCCTTCACTTGTCACTTCAAGTGGTGGTGGAACTGGTGTAGCACCAACCGTAACTGTAGAAGCCGAAGGCGGCGCAGTGTCAAATACAGATATGGTCAGCCAGTATCTTTCAGGAACTGTATCCAAGTATTCTGGAATGAATACGCTATCTGTGGAGCTCCTAGAGCGCAGCGGGTATCCTGGATTTTATGAGGAATTGACAAATCAACTCTCTCTAGCTTATTTGAAGACAATCGACACCACAGTATTAACTGCATTACTTGCAGCTGGTATGAATGGTACAAATACATCTGCTGATCTAGATGGTATCGTTGCATTTACTACAGAAGGTGCACGTACTATCTATTCAAATACAGGTTACTTTGCACAGAATTACATCGCTAACCCAGCACAATGGGGTGCGTTGATCGGTGCACAAGATACAACAAAGCGACCAGTATTTAATGCCCTACAACCTATGAACGCTGCTGGCCAAGTAGGCCCACAGTCGATCAGAGGGTCAGTGCTTGGTCTTGATCTATACGTAGACAAGAACTTCTCAGCAACCACATTCGATGATGATTCTGCTGTGATTCTTGCACCAGAAGCATTTACTGTATATCGCTCACCACAGGCTTATATGTCTGTAAACGTAGTATCAAACCTACAAGTACAGGTAGCAATTTACGGATATATGGCAACAATCGCCAAGATGCCTAACGGAATTATCAAGTACAAGAAGACCTGATAAAACCGATTAAACAATCAGTAATCTCTGGGGTTTAGTAGCCCTAGCCCCAGAGAGCTATTAGCAAAGGAGTAGAGATGCCAGCAACGTTTGTTACAACAGCCGAGTTACGGGCTAATCTTGGTATTGGTTCACTTTACTCCGATGCAACAGTAGAAGAATGCTGTCAATCAGCAGAAGATTTAATTCAACAATACTTATGGCACAATGATGCCCCAGTAGTAGGCACAGCCTTACAAGATAACGTGGCAACACTTATGCTTTCTAATCCGAACGCATTTGTAACAGGTCAGCAAATAGTAGTAAGCGCTTGTGGTTCAACATTCAATGGCACTTACACAATCACTGGCACAATACCGCCAAGCACAGGCACAACTAGCCTTATCCCAGTATTTATGTATCAATTTGGTCAAATTAATTACCCTAATGGCTATTCATTTGTGCAATATGCAAAAACAGCAGCTAATCAAAATTTTCATAAAGTAGTACCTTATGGCAACGCAAGAGGCCCAGAACACAAGACCCAATCTTATGCGAGCACCCCTGCAATACGAGAAGCTGCGATGATAATTGCAGTGGACATCTGGCAAGCAAGACAAGTTAGCCAGACAGGCGG